GTACATACCGCTTCCAATTTTCCAATTCAATGTTTTGTTGAGTTAGATCTGCCATTGCTTGAGTTATTTTTTCAGCATCCCCTGTCTCTTGTGCAGCAACTAAATTTTTCTTAGCCATGGCAATAGAAGTTTCTGCCTTTTGTTTGGATTGCTCCATTAAGGTTTTTTCACCATCTGATAATTTTTGTTTTAATTTTTCATTTTCGTCTTTAATTTGTTTTGCGTAGTTAATAGCTTCTTGTTGTTCTCTAAATGCTTTTTCTTTTTCTCTGCGTTCATCGTGCCAAGCACGTTTCATCTCATCTATTCGTTTTTGTACTTTTGCGTTATATTCTTTAACTTCATCTTCAGAAGGTTCTTTAGGAGGAACTTTCATAGACTTACGCCCACGATCTTCTGCAGGAGTATCATCTACAACTTCTATTTCTAATTCTTCCTTCTTAGCTTCTTTTTTTGGTTCAGTCTCTACAGGAGTCCCTTCCTGTTCCACTGCTTCTACTTCAACTTTTTCTTCTTGGTTTTCCATTTCATTCTCCTTACGCACGGGTATATCCACGAGGGTCATCAACGACCGCTTCTATTTGGTCATCGTTTATTAATCTAAATTCTTCATTATGAATATTGAATCTAGTACCAGAGTAATTTCTCATAATTACAAAATCGCCTTCTTTACACCAAGGCCCATCAGGAAACTTAACTTCATCTTTATAAGCAAGGGGACCAAGTTTTACTACAAAACCTAAACATGAAGCAATCTCTTCAGCTCTCTTTGTAGAATCTGCTAAAACAATTCCAGCATCTCCCACAGTATCTTCAATTTTTGGTAAAGTAATAAGAATCTTATATCCTGACGGTTGTGGAAGTTTTAACTCTCCAATTTCTCCAGCTAGTTTTTGCGTTTTTTGTTTATCTATCGCACCTATTCTAGTGTTCATGTACTATCCTCTGTTTGTTTCGCAGTTTCAATTATTTCAAGAATGTCTCTTTCAGCAAGAGTCAATCCATGAATTACCCCAACCTGAAACCGATAGTCAGGGAAATTTTGTGCACCTCCGGAAGCTAATCCATCAGCATAACTATTAACATGTTCTTTAAGTTTTTCTATAATTATTTCTTCAAACGATCTAGGCATCTGGCGTTCCTTCCGGTGGGATTGGTTTTGTATTATCTACAGATTCTTGTGCTTGCCGTTGTGCCGCATCTCTGGCTATATCCATACCTATTTTTAACCCTGCAAGTTGTTGATCGGCAGATTGTTTATCTTTAGCTTTTGCTGCGTCAAGACCAATTCTTGCCCCTTCAGTTTCAGCTTGAGTAGCGATTCTCTGTTTTTCAACTTCAATCTGGTCAGCTTTAGCTGCTGAATCCATAACGTCTTTAGTCTTCTTACGTTTGAGTTCTTCTTGTTTAAGTTGAATATCTGCTTGTTTAAGTTTGAGTTCAGCTTGCTGCATTTGTACGAGTGGGTCTTGTTTAGCTTGTTGAGCTTGTTGTGCCGCAACTTGTTGTTTACTCATACCCAACACAATATCTGAAGCTTTGGCTGCAACCCGGGATAGCTGAAGTTCAACCTCTTCTGATAACTGCTGTTCAGGAGCTGGCATAGGTGAACCAACCGCTTCTTCCATCTTCTGTCTATAAGCAAACGCTAAATGTTCTGCAATATGTGCCTGTAAAGAAGAAGCTATTGCTTTTGCGTTTGGATTTTGCCCTATCATTTGTTGAATCAAAGGGTCTTGCATAGCGTTCATGTGAACTTTTATATGTGCCTCGTGGTCTTGATACATAAATGCTTTCAAAGGACGTAATTGTATAGCGTTCATATTTTCACTTATTGGATTTAACGGTTTTTGGTCATCATCCAACGGAAGTATCTTCTCTACTGCCCTTACACCTAAAGTTTCTAACATTTGTCTATGTAGTTGAGCCATGTCATACATCTGAGGAGCAGATGAAGCTAACTGTAAAACTGCCTGATATTGCACAACTCTTTGCGACATTGTTGACGCATTTGGGTCAGAAACGGGTATAACCTCTACTATTTTGTAATCTTCTCTAGTAGATGTGCCCTCAGAATCGTTGTATTTAGGCGTATATTCATAGCTTTTTGGAGCAAATTCACCAATTATTGAGGCTAAAAGCTGAAATTCTATCTTCATAGCCGCATGAATACGTGCTTGCACTGCTGACATAACCTTTAAACTACGTTCTAACAACGCTAAAGTTGTTCCAACAGGAGTTTCTTTATTAATATCAGATATTTTTAACTCTGCGACTGCTGCAAGTGATCTTCCTTGCTCTACAATCATATTCATAAGGGCTAAAAGCGTTTGAGATGGCTCTTTATATGGTAAAAACGTAATATTTTCACTAATTTTACCTCCCGGTACGTCTACATCTCTAAATTCTCCCGGAGAAATAGGTGTATCATCGCCTTTTATACGTAAACCTCTTGTTTTTAAGCCCCCCGGAAGGTTACTTAACGTACCAGAATCTACTAATTGACGTAAAAGCGAGGTTGCTGACTTAGCATGGCCACCAATTAAGTGAATTAACCCATATCCGTAGAATCCAAAACCGGGAATATAGATATAATGAACAAAGTGCATACGTTTTTGATACGTTTTATCTTCAGAATCCCAGTTTCTTCTAATAGCTAAAATCTCTCCAGAAGATTTTTCAATAGTTATTACATATGGAACAGCTATACCGTCTTCACTTTTTAATGGGTCGCCTTCAATAATTAAATCAACATGAGCTTCTAATAATATATAGCGATCATCTGTATTAACACTAGCCTCTTCCATATCAGGACGTATTTCAGAATAATCTGAACTTATTTCTTCTGGTTCTGGTAGTTCTATGTCTTTGTAAAAACCAGCCACTTGTAGTTTTTTTACATCATTTGCATTTTTACGCATGATGTGTGTATATCGTTCAGAAGTTTTTAAATCTGATGCACCATATGAAATAACAAAATCTTCTGCTGGTACAAATATAGAAACTTGTCTTTCTAACGCAGGATCATAATACACTTTCTTAAATGCACTTCCTGCTAAAGCTAAAGACCACAACATCTTTTCGTGTTCAGGTCTATACTCTGCCATCTTTACAGTAAGTTGATAATTCATGTCATCTTTGACACGCCTAGCAGCTTCTTCTTTATCTTTAGTGAGTTTCCCTATGATTTGTGTTTTAACTGGTCCCTGTGGAGGAAAAGTCTCCATAACTGCATCAGCTTGAAATCTGACAACTGCTTCTGATAAGATAGGGTTAAAGACACCACATGCTCCCGTCCAAGGTTCACTCCTGTCTTCAATTTTTAATCCGAGTAATTTAAGACCATCTCTATAAGTCTTTTCCCAATCTTTTCTTGATCCTTTATCACTTTCAAAATTAGTTAATAATTCTTCAGATATCCCAACTAATTCTTCTTCATCTAAGAACTCAGCTAAGTTTGCCGAAAATTCTTTTATACCTGTGCCTACATCAGCATCAGGATCAATTATAATCTGCATATCATCTGTGGTTAGTGTTACCTGCTCTGGGTCTTCTATTTGTATTTGCACATCAGGTTCCATAGCGTCTTCCATGGACATACCCTCTGGTGCGGAATACAAACTTTTTTCTATACTATTTTTAGCCATGATTTATCCTAGTAATATCCAGCCCGTTTTGGGCTTTTAAAATATGTAATGTCATCGGGTTCGTCAGACGCTAAACGTACAAGCCCACCTTGCCTAAAACGTAAAAGAGCTTGTGTCATTGCATCAACTAAGTCGTCATGTTCACCCGCAGGGAAAGAAGCAAACTCTTCCACTACTTCTTCTGCCCATCTAGTTTGTGGGTACCATACCATTCCCGAAGCAAAAAAATCCGTAACGGCGTTGACTCTGGTAATCTTGTCATTTCCTCTGGTTGGGGTATAATCTTGTATAGGAATACCCATACTCCTTAATTCGTGAATTAGAGGTGAACCTGCTGCTTTAGCCTCTATGATACAACAATCCGGTTCATAGTCTCTATAAAGTTCTAATGCTTTCTGTTTTAAGTCAGGAAACTCGAGTCTATCCTTAAACGCATCTAATATAATAATTTGATTTTCACGTGAATTGTCATCATCATCGTCCCGGCGAAAGATACCTAATGTAACACATGCTGAGTAGTCAGCACGTGTGCTTCTTGAATAAGCAGTGTCCCAAGACTGAATAATATAATCACAAACAGGAGGTCTATCTCCTTCCCATATTTTCCACCACTCTTTTTTAATCATCGCCCCTTCAGCACCTGTCGGCTCTTGCATATATTGAGCCGCCCATTTGTGAGCAGGTAGTTCATCTTTTAGAGCAGTTAATTCTTTTAAATCCCAAAACTCAGGCCAAAGTGGTTGACCACTTGGCATAATCGCAGGAAACTCTATAACCTCCCATTCTTCTCCGCCTCTTTGAACAGAAGCCTTTACAACTTGAGCTGTTAAATCTCTTTTCCCCCAACGGGTCATCACAATAACAATTGCTCCCCCCGGTTGTAAACGCTGCCTAGGTCCAGAAGAATACCACTCATATACTTTGTCATATATATCAGGATTCACTTCTGCTAAAACAGCTTCTTGCTCAGAATGAGGGTCGTCTATAATAAGCAAATCCGCACCTTTACCTGTTACAGCTCCCCCCACCCCGATAGCAAAATAAGTACCACCATGACTAGTATTCCACCGACCTGCGGCTTTTGAATCAGACTGAAGTGATACATTAGGAAAAACATCTTTATATATAGGGTTATCCACTAAGTTTCGTACTTTTCTACCAAAGTCTGTAGCTAGTTCTGCTGTGTGTGAGGTTTGAATGACTTTTTTATTAGGGAATCTACCTAGATACCATGAAGGTAGCAAATAACTAGCGAACTCAGACTTAGTATGTCTGGGTGGCATATTTACAATTAACCTTTTTAGCTCCCCTTTAGCAACTCTTTCAAAAGCTTCTGCCATTATTCGATGATGTCTGCCGTTAATAAACTCAGGCCACATATGCTTTACATAGTCAAGAAAACCATTTTGCGATTTTGTTTTGGTTTTTCTTTTGTTAAGTTCTTCTAAAATCTTCTTTACAGTGTCTTGTTTCTCTACTGGCAAATTAGGAATTGCTTTTAAAATCTTATCACGCTCTTGTTGTTCTATCATTCTGTAACTTCTTTAGCTTCGACATCTATATAATCACCTACTAACTTAAATAATTCTTTTTCTAAATCTGCTGTACTTCTAGTACCAATCGTTATTTCAGTTCGTTCAGCAAACAATCCTACATCTGCAATCTTACCTATAAGTTCTATGGCACGTATTTGTATTTTAGGGTCTGGGTCAGACATGAGTTCTATTAACTTATTAGTAGCAACAGTTCTTAACTGGGCTGCATCTTTTGCTACCTGCATGTCGTATTCTGTTAGTATCGCTCCGAGCTTAATAGCAGCTCCGGGCTTAAATACTTCTTTTGTTTTTAGTGGCGAATCTTTTTTTAAGATGCTCTGTGCAAAGAGTTCATCTTCTGTATCGACCTCAATCGGCATACCTTTAGCATTTAAAGTCAATGCGGTTTGACAAGCTACTTTAGCTTTCTCGTAAGTATCTTTATACTCGTGGTTCTTTGTAGGTATCGCCATGTTCTTATCAATGTGAAGAAATTCCATGTAACTACATAATATATAACAAAAAACGGAATATCAACTATTTAATTGACGGGGGGGTATTTTTGAGAATGTTTTTGATAAATTGCCCAGAATAATATACACATATATGCCCCCCCTCGTAGCACATATGGGGAGGTCGGGTACCCGTACCATGCTGCATTGCAGCAAAAAAACAATGCCCTTACCCCTAAAAAAAATTAAAAAAAACTTAAAAAAGTTTTAAATATTAGGAACTTTATACGAAACATACAGTCTTATCTTTACCAACAACAAAAAAAGAGGAGCTTTAAAATGAACTACAACATTGACGAACTAATCAGCATTGTTTTATTAATAATGTTTATCCTTATGGGCTTAGCAAGTTTCGTTGTCATGATTTTTAATAAAGAAGCAGAAAAGAGATGGGATGAAATAGCAAGACAGAAGCGACAGTGGAAGCTACGCAATAAACTTGCAAAGACTGACCCATTCTATAGCTTAAAGAAACTAGAAAATGCTGTATGGGCACAACGTAACAATCAACCTACCGTAGTGTTAGCAAAGATGAATCAAGCCGACTACGAATGGAAGAAGCAACACAACCCAAACAACCCACAATTAGAACTATTTAATTAACCATCGGGAGGGTTTTCCCTCCCACTTTTTAGGAGGAAGTAAAATGAGTTATTCATTCAAACGTAGGAAGAAGTTAATCAAAAGAGGTGAATGGAAGTTTCCACCAAAGCAACTGAATGTAGGCGATAAAATAAAAGTTATTAATCAAGATATTACTGGCACAGTATTAAGAATTGACAATAATAAAATCACGATACTTGATGATGATAATTCGTGGCAAGACAAAGGGG